TACTTTATATGTAAGCAAGATAAACATAGGGTCAAACATTCAACCTTAGCTGACTACTGTGATATGATAGTAGAAGGTGTAAGTACAGAAGAAGATCACTTTAGAGAAAACGTAGTATAACTAATTAAATAAATAATATGGGTAAACCAACACCAGCATGGGTGGGCCAGTACACAGCCTTCAATGATGCACTAAAATATATGTATGCTAGGTCAACAGGAGATGAAAAATCAATTTATACTCCATGGCCTAAGTTTAATGATGCAGCTACTGATGGCTTAGAATGGAACACACTAACTGTTATTGGTGGTAGACCTGGCTCAGGTAAAACTCTGATTAAAGATCAGATTATACGTGAGTCTTTTATGCTTAATCCTAATGATGAATTCAGAGTTCTTGAGTTTCAATTTGAGATGGTTGGTAGAACATCAGCCATTAGAGAATTTAGTTCTATAACCGGTAAGACATATAAAGAATTATGTAGTGCTGGATCTGTCTTAAGTACTGAAGCATTAAACACATGTCATCAGTATGCTAAAGAAAGAGTAAAGTATCCTGTAGATATTATATCAACACCCTTGACTGTAAATCAGATGCGTGATCAAATTGATCAGTATATGACTAAACATCAAGGTAAGAAGACTATAATTACATTAGATCATACAATGCTTGTAAAGAGAGCGCCTTATCAAAACAATTCATTAGATATGTTATTTGAATTAGGTGAGTTCTTTACTCAATGTAAGAGAGATTATCCTTGCTTATTTATTGCACTATCACAACTTAATAGAAATATTGATAATCCTGATAGAGCAATTGATGGTAAGTATGGTAATTATATTCTTGAGTCAGATATATTTGGATCAGATGCTATGCTACAACATGCAGATATGCTGATTGGTATTAACCGGCCAGCAAAGCAGAAGATTAGGTTCTATGGACCTGATAGATATATTATAGAAAATGATAGGACATTGGTATTACATTTCTTAAAAGCAAGAAATGGTGATGCAAGAATGAGTTTTTTCAGAGCTGAATTTGAAAAGATGCAGATTGCAGAGATGCCTACTCCTGGACAACAAGAACGTAGATGATAAGCACAAAAAAATTAAACACAGAAATTATGGGATTAACTCCTGAACAACGTAAACAAAAAGTAAATAAATTAAGAGAAGAGCATGAAGATTATTTTCAAACAAGTGGTAATCTAAATGCACTGTATATACCAAAGATGGCCTACAGGCCTAAAGGTAAAGATGAATTACATGTATCATTCTTTCCTAGTGAACTAGAGAAAGATAAAGATATTTATACAGAGTTTGTAAGTATTGATTATGATTCTGAAGATCCAAAAAGAACATTATATTTGCACAGAGCAAATCCACATTGGAAATCAGAATATGAATTAGTTACATCTAGCTCTGGATTTCAAAGACATCTTATACCTGTAAGTGAATTGAAAGTTATCAATGATATAACTTCTAGAAATGGTTCTGTAATAGAAGAGCCTAAATTTGTAGCAGACATAGGTAAAACATTATTTGATCTACCTAATCCTGATGCAGGTTCAAGTACAGATCTAGTAGATAAACTTGAAGACATTAATCAAACATTAATAACATTAACCAAAGTAATCAATAAATTAATCAAGTAAACATGGCAAACAGCGTATTAGTAATTGCTGATTCAGGTACAGGAAAGTCAACCTCAATCAGAACATTAGATCCCAAAGAGACTTTCATTATAAACATAGCAAATAAACCTCTACCTTTTAAGGGTTGGAAGAGTAAGTATACTCAGATAACAAAGGATAATCCAAAAGGTAACCTCACCTCTGCTGCTACAGCTCCAGGTATTATAAAGGCAATGCGTCATGTTAATGACAAAATGGGCCATATCAAAACAATTGTTGTTGATGATTGGCAATATATGAGTTCTTTTGAATATTTTGATAGAGCTAATGAAAAAGGGTATGAAAAGTTTACTCAGATTGCAGCTAACCTAGCACAAGTTGCTAAGTTACCTAAAGATCTAAGGGATGACTTGACTATTATTTTTCTAACTCACTCAGAAGATTCAACTGATATAAATGGGAATAGAAAGATCAAAGCTAAGACTGTTGGTAAAATGATTGACAACACACTAACTTTGGAAGGCTTATTCTCAATTGTTTTATTTGGAAAAGTAAATAAAAATGATGATGGTGAACTTGAATATGGTTTTGAAACTCAAAACAATGGAGAGAACACATGTAAATCACCAAAAGGTATGTTTGAAGATAAATTTATCAAGAATGACCTACAATTTGTAACCAGTTGTATTGAAGAATATAACAAATAATTAATAATTAATAAAAATCAAAAATTATGTTAAGTACTAAAGACATGTCTGCCGGATCAGGTGGAACTAAACCAGTAATTGGAACGGGTAATCAAAAAGTAATGATCAACTCAATAACATTTGATCAAACTCCATATGATGTAAATGCATACAATATTACATTGCATGTAGAAGGTGAGCCTATTGATGGAGAATTCAATGGTTTCCTTAAAGATGTAAATAATCCTAATGGTGAGCGTTATGCAGGCCAAGTAGGTAGAGTAAGATTCTCTCCATATCCATTCAAAGATGCTACATTAGCAAATGGTAATGAAATTAACCGTGATACTGAAGTATTGAAAGCAATGGTTTTCTTATCTGAAGTTGTTGGTAAGAGAGATGAGCTTGATGCTATTGAGGCAGGAACAATTGAAGACTTTATGATTAAAGCTGCAAAGATTTGTTCTGGTACAGGTTACATCAATGCTTGCTTAGGTGCACGTGAGTGGGAAAATAGAGAAGGTTATGTTAACAATGATTTATTCTTACCAAAGAGAAACAGAATGGGTGTTCCTTTAGAAGCACTAGAAACAGAGAACTCTAATCTTGTACAATTTGATAAGAATGATACCAATCATTTCAGACCATTTGTAAAGAAAGATGCAGCTCCTGCTAATAACTTTGAACCAGCTCCTACTGCAGGATCTGATTTTGAACTTTAATATCTCCAATTAGAAAGTGTGGGCTCGGTATATTGCCGGGCCCATTTCTTTTTAATATCTTTGGTTTTATGTTTAACACAAAAAACATTGTAGGAGAAGGACAGGATGTACCAAGTACTTGGGTATTTCAATACTATTTAGATCTTCCTGAAAAGCTTACCGGCCAAGACATTAAGATTAAATCAATTTTTAATCCTAATGAAAGGACACCAAGTTTTTGCATATATGTAGATAAATCCATTATGCAGTATAAGTTTAAAGACTTTTCAACAGGTAGAAGTGGTAATAAAATAGACCTAGTCAAATTGATGTTTGAGTTACAGTATCATGATGCTATGACTAAGATGACATCAGATTATAACAAGTATGTTAGGTCATCAGAATATGTACAACAAAAATTTACTCCTCAATCAAGATGGAAAATTGACTTTATTAAAGAAAGACAATGGACCACTGAGGATAGAAAGTTTTGGTTATCTTTTAGAATAGGTAAAACTATGCTTGAAGAGTACAACGTCAGACCAATTGATTATTATAATTTAATTAAAGATGATTCAGGTGAAATAAGAAAGCTAACTATAGGTAGTAAATGGTGTTATGGTTACTTTGATAAGAATGGTGAAGTTTATAAAATGTATCAACCTTTTAGTAAGAAATACAAATTTTATAAAGCAAAGCCATATTTACAAGGTAAAGACCAGTTAACATACAAGCAGCCTTACTTAGTTATTTGTTCATCACTTAAAGATTCAATGTGCTTAAAAAGCATGGGCTATAACATAGATGTTCTTAGTCCTGATTCAGAAAATACTATGATTAAACCTCATATTATAGAGCACCTAAAGAAGAAGTATAAAAAAGTAATCACTCTATTTGATAATGATGATGCAGGTAAGCATGCTGTGGAAGTATATTTAAAAGAATATAAAATCCACGGTTTTGTGCCAACTATATGTAAAGACATATCAGACGCTATGAA